TCAGTTTGTGCCACTCCGTCGACTTCGACGAGGACCGTACCAGAGACCGGCTTCTCGATCGTTCGGGTCCGAGTGGTCGCGCCGCTCGTGTAGGTCTTCGTAAGCTGGAAGGTGGTGGTAACTCCGTCACCGGTCCCGATAGTCTGGTCGGTGATTGCTGCCGCTGAGACGCCGTCGGTCGCTGAGGTGTAGTCGCTCCAGTCTTTGAACCGGAAGCCATGGACCGCTCCCTCTCGAGCGCGAGCGAACTTGATGACGTCAGCCAGGTCCTCATAAGACTTGACCCCATAGCTAACGTCGTAATTGCAGCGAGGCGTTGACCATCTCGCTATCCGCTCCTCAGCTCCAGAGTCCAGCTCAATTACTGAAGTGTTATGCCCAGGCCCGCCCCTTGAGCCGTAAGAGATCCCTGTGGGGAACTGGACTTCGTGAAAGCTCATCGCTTGCGTTCTCCCGTGGCGCGACGGAGATCAGAGACGATCTGCCGCTGAGACTTGCGGAAGGAGTCGGCGTCCTTCGCGTAGACGTTCATGTTGACAATGGTAGAACCGCCCCCACCAGAGCCATCGGACTGGACCCCGAGGTCGCCATTCGAGAGGCGACGAAGAGGGAGGATTCCCTCTTGGCCGGCTTCGCCACGGAGACCGGTCTTGCCTCCATTCAAGGGGAAGTATTCAGGCCCGCTTGTCACGCCTCCGCGAGAGTAGCGAGTAACCTGCTGCCCCATCGAGTAAGCGTTGCCATGGGCGTTCAGGATCCCGCCAAAGCCAAGGCCGCCAAAGACGTCTTGAAGCCCGGAAGAGATTGAAGCAGCCAGCGGCTTCGTGACGATAGAATCGATCAGGATTCGCTCGATATCGAAGAAGAGGTTTTTCATAACATCGACAAGCGAAGTAGCCCCTTGCCGGATAGACTCGAAGGCGTTGCCGAAACTGTCAGCGATACTATCCGAGACTTCCTTGATCCGCTCGGCTTCTTGGAGTTGAGTGAATAGCCTTGCGTACTCGTCAACGAGGGCGGCAGTCTCCTGCGCGTCGAGGCTCTTGACTCCCTTAAGCACGTCATAGATCGCAAGCTCTTTGTCTCGCTCGGCGTTGACCAGGCCAATGAGCTCGACCTCCTTGCGCAAGTCTGCGAGAGTCTCAGCCATGCGCTCGCGCTCAGAGCGTTGGTTGTTGATCAGCTCCATTTTGTCCAGGAGTTCGCCGTAGACATTGACGAGGCCGTCCACGTCCTTGATCTCTGCGTTGACTGCCCTCTTGCGGAAGTCATCAAGAGCAAGCTGGCGCTCAAGGGCAGCGGTCGAGAGGTCGCGGAGCTCGATAATCCGCTCCATGGTAGCGATCTCATCGGCAAGCTCGGTCTGAAGGGCGATGAGGTCTTTTGCAGCTTCGGCCGCAGCCTCACCAACGCCATCGAGCCCGGCTTCGAGGTCGACCGTTTTTCTGTTCAGCTCCTCGGTCGCCTTGCCCGCCTTCTCAGCCTCCTCCTTCATCTTCTTGAGGCGGTCAGACTCAGCCCTCGCGGTCTTCGTCTTCTTGACTGCACGCCTCAGGATCTCATCTCTTGAGGCCACAAGGATGAGCCCAGCAACTCCCCCCACCTTTTTGATCGCTCCCTCGGAAGATTCGTAGGCATCACCGATGGCGCCAACCATCTGGCCCACGTAGTCCTCGGCATAAGCGTCGAAGATTCCATCCTTCAGCTCGCCAAACATTTTGCGCGGGTCTACCAGGGCCTTGCCAATACGCGTGAAGGACTCGAAAGGAGAAGAGAAGTCGAAGGACGCGAAGGCTTTGCTCACGTCGACGATGCGATTGATCAAAGCCTTGACGATGTTCCCGATAGCGACGAAGGTGCCGATAATCGCGTTAGCTACGACCTTGAGGACGTTCATGATCGTATCCCAGACTCCAGTCCAGTCAACGCCAAGTGATTCCATGAGATCGCCCCAGGCATCGCCAACCCACTTGATCACGCCCCAGAAACTTTCCTTCAGCCAGTCCCACGCCTTGACCAAAACCTCAATGAGAGCATTCCACGCGGAGACTGTTCCTTCAGTCACAAAGTCCCACGTTGCTCTAACGATATCGCCAAAGGTCGTGAACTCATCGCCCACGCTGATGACTTCGTCCTTGAACTCAAGCCAAGCATAGACCGCCGCACCGATAGCAAGCGCGAGAATCCCGATAGGATTCGCTGCGATCAGTGCTGTGAGTTTAGCCATGGCTCCGCCCGCTTTCAGGGCACCAGTGGCAACGCTCACCAGCCCTGCGCCCAACTGGAGAGCGATGAACGCAGCAGAGGCAGCAGCAAGGGCGCGAACTGCGTTAGCAACCTTCTCAATTGATGCGGAACCACTACGGGACTTGGCCGTGATGCCTGCGAGGGATCGGATTACGTCGATAGTGAAGTCGACGGCGTACTTCATAGCGCCACCTAACCCCGACTCGCCCATCTTGATCCAAACAGTGCTGACCGTTGAGGATAAATTCTTAAGGGAGCCATTGAGCGTGTTCCCCATAATTTTCGCCAAATCCGCGGCTGCATGTTTGTTCTTCGTGATCTGGTCTGTGACCTTCTCTACTTCGTCAGCCATGTCGCCCAAGGCACCGGCGGCGACAACGTTCCGCTGCCCAAAGATCCGGCCAAGTTGATCAGCTTCGACCCCCGCATCAGCAAGAGACTTGAGAGCATCGACAAGCCCAATGTCCTTGCTCTTTACGTCCATCAGCCGAAGGCCCTCTTCGACTGAGCCAAACAAGTCAGCGAAGACCTTCTTCGCTTTCGCGGAAGGATTCAAAAGGGAAGCCATCATGCCTCGAACGTTCGTACCAGCCATTGAACCCTCGATGCCTGCGTTAGACAGAACACCCAGCGCGGCCGCAGTTTCTTCGAGAGACATCTGGAGTTTATGCGCCAATGGGCCAGCGTACTTCATACCCTCGCCCATGGACTCGACAGAAGCCTGAGTCGCATTGGCGGCAATGACCAAGGAGTTGGCGGCTCGCTCCGCGTCATTGACTCCGAGGCCAAACTGGGCCAGCGTTTTAGCGATGGCCTCAGTCGCTGCGTTGAGCGAGACCTCGCCACCGACCGCAAGATCCATAGCCGCAGGGATGGCCCCAATAGCTTGCCCGGCGTTGTAGCCGGCCTTGGCGATATTCAGGAGACCGTTGGCGACTTCGTCAGGGTTAAAAGTCGATTTTGAGCCGAGCTCTATCGAGGCGTCGTTGAACCTGACCATTTCCTCAGTGGTGGCCTCGGTAACGCCCCTGAGGTTTGCCATGGTCTGCTCGTAACCGCCGATGACCTGGCGCGCCTGATTGAGCGCAAAGGCCGCCCCAATAGAAGCGGCCAGTCCAGCAAAGGCGGTCTTGAGCTTGTTTGACGCAGGGCCAAGCGCGTCCATCTTCCCCTTGAGTTGGTCCGAGCCTTTTGCGGCTTTACGCGCGCCCTTGTCCATCGAGTCCGTAGCTCGAACGACTTCTTGAGCCCCGACCTTCGCTTCTCTGGCGTCAACGGCGACCTTGATTGTTGCCATGGCTCGACTTCTCCTGCTTCGTCTTGGCGCGTTCCTGATGGATCTCGAGATAGCGGGAATCCATAGCCCTGATCAGGACATAGAATTCCTCAATATCGGCACCGCTCACTGAGCATAGCCGAAAGTGGGCCTCGATATCAGAGGCACGTAAAGGGTTAAGCGCGAAGCCCGCGTCCCTGCCCGCCGATAACATCCAAAAAGCAGTCCAGACGGGGAAGAGATCCTCAAAGATCTCGGTTCGTCTATCCCATGCCGGAGTCGGAAGTCCCCTGGATACTCGCTTGGCAAGGACCGCCTCGAATGGCCCCCACTCAAGGGACCACTCAAGACACGCTTTTAGTTTTCCTCAGCCTCCTCGATCGCTTCCAGCCGGTAGGACTCCGAGTCGCTTGCCTGGATCAGGACGAACTGACGGAGATCCGAGAGGTCTGGATCGTTAAGGAACTCAAGGGCGACCTCGTGAGAGTACGGGATCGGATTCCCGTCATCGTCTTCGATGTTCTCCCAGCCAACCAAGACATGACGAGCGACGGCCTCCTGCGTGATAGCCTCGGCCTGTTCTTCCGTGATCTTCTTGGCTCGAAATCCCTTGATGTTCGTCTTCTGCTTCGAGCGGACGAACTCCTCAAAGTCCTTGTTGCCCATACGGGCGATCCTGAGCCTGATGCCCATCTCGTAGTCGAACCAGATACCTTCAGCGGACTTCTTGCTGTCAGTCTTGATGCTTTTTAGTTTCGCCATTCTTTACTCTCCTGGCACTTGCGCGAAAAAACCCCGGACGCCATTGACGCCCGGGGTGGCTCTGGAAGCGCTCGCGCCGTTGGCGCTTCCATTGCTCGATCAGGTCGTGAAGCGAGTGACTCGAATTGTATAGTCGAGAGTCGAATCACGGAAGGCCATGAAGCTGAGGTCGGCCATGACGTCGTCGTTCTGGCCGCCAGCAACTCGACCACCATCTGAGTACTTCACGGCCGGCAAGTCGATGACATAGCCGGTGTTTGAACTGCTCTTGATGATGATCGAGAGAGAGCTCTGAGTGAAGTTGAGATACTTGTCGAGAAGGGTCTTCGATGTGAAGTAAGCCTTCAGGGTTCCGGAGACCTCGCAGGAACCGGCCCCGATGGACTCAGCTCCCAGCGTTCCGACGACTTGACGCGTTCTCAGGTTGTTCGTCTGTTGGAAAGAGAACTCGGTGATTGAGATCTCATCGGCCGCAGCCACGCCGCCCTCGAAAAGGGCTTGCACGTTGTCGATACCGTTGAAGACTGAGTTCGTTGGGACGGTGGTGTCAACCGATGCGAGGTCAGAGGTTCCAGAAGCCTGGGACTTGCCCATGATGTTGAAGGAACCGGTCACGATATCAGTCGCAGATACCGAAAGGGACATGCCTCCGATAGTGCAGCCGACGTTGACCTCGAACTCGTTGGAGACGTCCGAGAATTCCTTCTGGATGGTGTAGGAATCCTGGGTCGTTCCGTTCTCGACATCGCCGCCCTGCCTGACCGTTGCGGAAGCACCAGCCTCTGTCGTGAGAGCCACGCCGCTGATAGTCAGCGTCAAGGCCGCCACGGTGACAACGCGAACGATGGTGTTATTCTCCGTCTCGGCAAAGCCGGAGAGCTTCACCCAGGAGTTGGCGGTCAAGCCGTCGGAAACAAACGAGCCAGAGGCTCGCGTGATCGTGGTCGCGGTCCCGACGTCATAGGTTCCAGTAGAAACAACGTCGGCAGCCCAGGCCGAAGCCTGAAGGGACGAGGCGATGAAGTCATCGAATGGCCCAGCCGTTCCGGAGTCACCAGGCGAGAGCTCGAAATTGAAGTCGCCCTCGACCCCAATGCCGGTCCGGATCACGTCAGGGACCTGACGATCCGAGCGGATCTCCGCGGACTTGGTCGTCTGCGTTGTTTGTTTCAAGGATTCACCAGTAAGGCGAATATTTGTCATTGTTGGAGTGCTCGGCGTGATGCCGAAGGTTGACTCCTTGACGTATTTGGCCGCGACTCTGTTTGTGTCGCTCATAGCATGAACTCCTAAGCGACCCGGTCAGCGTAGAACGGGCAGCGGATACGGGTCGTCCACCAGCCACCCGAGAGGCCCACCGTTTCGACCGATGGAGCCTCGAAAGAAATTCCTGATATCGTCGCCGCCCGATAATGGTCAGCAACGGTGTCTGCTCCTGCGATTCCTATCGCTTCGCCAGTCTCTGGGCGAGTGAAGACCATGATCTGGACAAGGCCACGAGTACGAAAGCGCTTCTGATTGACCCCGCCAGTTTCAACCTGGAGAGATTCGCCGAGCAAGACGTCATAAGAAACCCAGCCGCGGCTCTCAGAGTCTGGAGGGCTAAAAGGCGCGTTAGGCCAGGCCACTGCATCGAACATAGGCAGCAAGTTGGTGCTGAAGTCCGTTGATAGGGTGGTCAGCAGGTTGAGGGTTGATGTAATCATGGGAAGATGCTCTTAATCTCTTGGATTGTGATTCCCATCATTCCCTTCGGCGCTTGCAGCGAGAAGCCACCAGACACCAACGGGATACCCGCGTCCCCCTTCTTCGTGCTCTTCAGTCCTCTGGCCTGAGCGTCTCGAGCTCTGGCCTGCTTCTTCTGAGTAGATCGACGACGAGCAGCCCGCGCCTTATTGGCGTCTGGACTGTTCTCTGGATCGGCCGGAACGAAGCCGCCATATTCCAGGACCTCGATATAGATCACGTTGTTCGTAATGAATGCGATTCCGAAAGGCTTGAGCGAGCCTAAGGCATTGAGCGCCGGCTGATCTGCACTGATCTCGCCAGAAGCTGGAGATCCGACCGTAACCTGCCAGTTTCTCCGAGCGTGTCCAGAATCAACCGGAGTTCTGATGACAACTCGCTTGTGAACTTCGAGGACGATCTTCTTCTGGAGGGCGAGGACCTGCCTTGGAAGCAGCTTCTTGGCGAAATCGCCGAGCTTCTTCTGGAAGTCCTCAATATCCATAATCTTGCGCTTTGTCATTGCTGGACCCTCAATCGGTAGGCTGCCAACAATGTGCCGGAGTAGAAGGCGTCGACCCCGACGAGGGTTCCCCTGAAGCCGCTCAGTTCGACCTCGTCCCCGACTGATGGAACGAAAGCCAGCCCACTACCGGCCAGCCAGGTCTCGAAGACTGTGCCCTCTCTGACCGTATCGAGGTAGAACTCCTCGGCGACCGGCGCCAACGGTGTCAAGGTGCAAGATTGATTCGTCTCGGTCAAATCGACACCAAGGGAAGCCGCGGCAAAAGACTGCGCTGTCTTGTTTACGATGTTCCCCGTCAGTCCATAGGTGGAGATCAGGCGCAAGACCGTGGCCGGGATCGTCTTATCAAGCGGAGTCGTCATGCGCGCTCCAGTCCAGAGGAGCATAGGAGCGGACGCAGGAGTCTGGTGACGACCGTATAGCGCTTAAGCTGGGGCTTGCCTCCTTGGTACGTCTTAGACTCCGAGATTGGCCCCAGTTGGACGGACTGAGACTTAATAGTCCCATCAGTCACGTCCTCAGCCAGGCTTGATCCAGCGGCGACCTCGTCGATGTGACGGCGAGCGAGCTCGATGGTAGCCTCGACCAAGCATCGAGGGAGGGGAGTCTCATCGAGAACGACCTTGTCGATCTCGACCCCGTAGCGCGGGAAAGCAAGGCGCTGCGTTCTGGGCTCAACCTTCGACCCTTGGAACCGCCCAAGGTAGCGGGAGTCGATCCACTCCGTCGCAGTCCTGAGCGCGTCCTCCTTCTGGTCAGTTGAGGCGGCAGTCCAAGAAGCGGGAGAGTCGTGATTCCCCAGGTAGGTGTCCGCCTCGGCAATGCTGGCGTAAGACTCAGC